ACGGAATCGGCAGTGGAAAGCGAAACTCACACTTGTTGGCAATCGCGCCCAACGCCAGTAGTGGTGTTATCTTGTCAACGTCACCTTCGATTGAACCCCTAAAAGCATGTGCATACACGCACAGAACCCGCGCAGGTTCTTTCTTAGTTAAAAACATCTATCTTGACAGTCTCTTGACTGAGATTGGGCATAATAATGACGCGATATGGACATCTATTATCACAAACAAAGGATCTGTTCAACATCTACCTATTCTTAACGAAGGGCAGAAAGCCATATTCAAAACTGCGCAAGAGCTTGATCAGAACTGGGTCATAGAACATGCCGCTAACAGGCAGAAGTATATTTGCCAAGGGCAATCTGTCAACGTATTCTTTCCAGCCGGTGCTGATAAGGGCTATGTCAATTCTGTACACTTGAATGCTTGGATAAAGGGATTAAAAGGATTGTACTATCTACGCACAGAAGCTAAAAATCGTGCGGAGAATGTGTCCGAGAAAGTAGAACGCGTAGCTCTTTCTGGTGATATGCGAAGCATTGTATACAGCAAGCCTGGGTGCCCGTTCTGTACGTTAGCTGAAGAAGAATTAAAACTTCGAGGTATCTCTTTTGATAAGATATGCCTAAAAGAAATAGAAAAGACTGCGGCTGAAGTCACAGGCAGAAACGTCAAGACAGTTCCACAAATATATATTGCAGGCGAGTATGTTGGTGGTTATGATGATCTTATGGTCCACTTGACAGCCGATCTTGAAGCTGATACAATATCCATAGACGAAGATAATGAGTGCCGAGCCTGCGAAGGGTAGGTCATAAACAACAAAAAAATTAAAAGGAAACGCCGTGTCATTACTAGCATTCAGCAAAACGTACAAGCCATTTTTATATCCATGGGCAGTGGAGTTAACAACGAAGCATGAAGAGATTCATTGGGTTGAGTCCGAAGCGGAGTTATCCGAAGATATTCAAGATTGGAAAACTAAGCTTTCAGTCGAGGAGAAAGAGTTTATCACTCAAGTACTGAGACTATTCACGCAGTCTGATGTGCAGGTAGGCGAAAACTACCACGAACTATTGATACCTAAGTTCAAAAATAACGAAATTCGTAACATGCTATCATCGTTCGCTAACAGGGAAGGCGTTCACCAACGTGCCTATGCGCTCCTGAACGATACTTTGGGGCTACCTGACGAAGAACATTCTGCATTCTTAGAATACCAAGAAATGGCTGATAAAATCGATTTCATGAAACAGGGCGATATTAATTCGCATACAGGACTTGCTCTAGTACTTGCACAGTCGGTGTTCAACGAAGGCATGTCATTGTTCGCCTCGTTTGTAATGCTACTTAATTTTCAGCGTTTTGGTAAGATGAAAGGTATGGGCACAATCGTCGAGTGGTCTATTCGAGACGAGACAATACACGTTCAAGGTAACGCAAAACTATTCCGCGAATTCTGTCAAGAACATCCTCGAATCGTGAATGACGAACTGAAGTCGAAGATATACGAGATGGCAAAGAACTCTGTTAAGCTAGAAGATCGATTCATTAAGCTTGCATATAAGGGAGCTGAGATCGAAGGTCTAAGTGAAGCTGATGTTAAACAATATATTCGACATATTGCTGATCGTCGTTTGCTACAGCTAGGAATGAAGCCTAACTTCAAAGCAAAAGATAATCCATTACCATGGCTCGATTGGGTATTGAACGGTGCTTCTCATGACAATTTCTTTGAGAAACGTGTTACAGAATATTCAGTCAACGGCATGGAAGGTGATTGGGGTTGGGAAACACCACTAATGGACGTAACCCAATGAGTATAATCTTAGAAGAACGACGAAGATTCTTTACCGACTGCGGGATTTGCGAAAGCCAAACACTCGTCGAGGTAATCAATGTTGACGAAGAAGTAGTTTTCTGTCCAATGTGTGGAACTGAAGCTCTAACAACCGAAGTAGATCAAGACGAAATGTCCGAAGTAGATAGAGCCGAAACAGAACTGTAAAGCTTCTAAGTGCTACCTTAGGATAGACCTGAGCATGTCGACTGTCAATTACACCTAAACTGCTCACTTTATAACGACTAAATAGTTTCATCTTAATAGGTGATACTACATGAAACCATCGATATGCCTCTATGAGGGTCATGACACTAACATAACGGTGTATGACCCCAACACCAATTCTTTCTATATCTATGAGTTTGAACGCGTCTCGGGTGTTAAACATCATAACGTCAAAGAAATAAAAGACCTGCCTACGCAAAAACACACTGATTGTATCAATCAAATTCTAGATCATCTACTCGAAGTCCATGGCATTGAAAATGATTTCAAAACATTCATATTTAAACCTCTTTTTTGGGATCTATCGTATATCGACCGATCCGCTATAAAAGCTGATACTATCACATTCTCGGCTATCGATCATCATGACGCGCATTCGTGGTGTGCCTATGCACAATCACCCTTTGATAAAGCCGCTAGTATTAGTTGGGATGGATGGGGCGATAACACCTCATTCAAGTATTCTTGTTTCGACGGAATGAATCGTTATGGCGTAGAATCGAAAGCAAGCTATAGATTTTCTAACATATACACCGCAGTGGGGCTATGCATATCATATCTACATGGTACGTATGCACTCGACGTTCCGGGTAAGTTAATGGGGCTAACAGCATACGGAGAAACTAACGACGATTACGTCCGCTTATTCAAGCGAAGTATGCTAAGTGAATCGCCTATCGCGCCTTTAGAGGACTTGATACCAAAATTGCCTATCGTTAATTATAGAGAAGTATCTGTAAGTGAAAAGGCTGATAAACTCCACGCATTCAATATCGCTAAGTCTGTACAGGTCGCGTTCGAAGATGGTATCGTCGAAACTATACGTAACGAATTTATACCTATGATTTCAAAACATGGAAATAATCTTATCATGTCAGGCGGCAATGCGTTAAATGTATTAGCTAACGAGAGAATAAAGAGAGAGTTTCCTGAGGTGAATATCTACATACCGCCTAACACTCATGACGGAGGGTTAAGCTTTGGTATTCTATACGAGCATTTACAAAGGAACGTATTCAGCCGCTCCTATAAATACGATGTGACTCGATCAGGACCAAGACTGTTCGACTATCTCGATATACCTCGAATCGTTCAAGAGAGACGAGCCAAGAAAGTTTCTGTAGATGATATCACAACATTATTAAAAGATCAAAAGATCATAGGAATGTGTATCGGTAATATGGAAGTTGGTCCTAGAGCGTTGGGCAATCGTTCTATACTATGTGATGCTTCTAATCCCAAGATGAAAGATACCCTTAATTGTCGGGTCAAGTTTCGAGAGTGGTTTAGACCGTTCGCGCCAATATGCAGAAAAGAGGATGCGCACAAATACTTCTACTCACCTAACTTCGAAAACATGGAATGTATGCAATTCGTCGCTGATGTGAAACCTGAACATAGAACGTCTTTGTTCTCGGTAACACACTATGACGACACTGCCAGACTTCAGGTAGTGACACCTAAGAGCAACAAACCAATACATGACATACTTACTGCATTCGATGGGGTGCTTATAAACACTTCCTTCAATGTCCAGGGCAAACCTATACTTAATAGACTATCAGATGCGCTCGATGTGCTGAGAGACACTGGGCTTGATCATGTGGTGGTTGAATACGAACAAGAATACTACTTATTCTAGGAGCTATATACTGCATGTGGAATTATAACGAAGAAGAGTTTGATCCGAGCGAAGAGTTTCTAAAAGACTATGTGGGCTTTGTGTATCGTATCACCGAGAAAGATACTGGTAGAATGTATATTGGTAAGAAACTGTTCTGGAGACCCAAGACTCTGCCCGTCAATAAAACGAGAAAGCGTAAAGTTAAATTGAAGGTAATATCAGATTGGCAGAAATACTACGGTTCGAGTGAACATCTCAAAGAGTCCATTGCAAGAACTGGTGTCGATAACTACCATCGTGAGATACTAAAATTATGTAGAACAAAGGGTGAATGCTCATACTATGAGGCTAAAATGCAGTTTGAGAATGATGTTCTGTTAGACGATATGTATTATAACGCATTCATAGGATGTAAAATTCACGCGAAGCATTTACCTAAAGATTAAATAACACTAAATAAGAGTATAATTTTAAACTCACATTCACGGAAGCAAACATGTTAAAGTTCTCTCAATATCTAGACGAAGGCGTAAATGATCCTGCTATATTTAAAGCGGTATTTCTAGCGGGTGGACCAGGTTCGGGTAAATCATTTATAGTAGGAAAGACTGGATTAACTTCTATGGGCTATAGAGTTAGTAATTCCGATGATGCATTCGAAGCGGGCTTAAAGAAAGCAGGATTAGAGATGAATCCCGAAAATATATTCTCTGTCAAAGGGCAAGAGCTTCGAGGTAAAGCGACCGCTATAACTGGTACTAGACAAACAATGTATATTAAGGGTCGTTTAGGTCTAGTTATCGATGGCACAGGCAAGAACATGAATAAAATGAAACAGCAAGCGAAGGATCTCAAAAAGCTTGGATATGACGTAGCTATGATTTTTGTCAATACTGACCTAGAAACTGCTATGACCAGAAATCGTAATAGAGCGAGAAAGCTTCCTGATGATATGGTTAAATCTTATTGGCAAGAGATTCAAAACAATATAGGTGCATTTCAAGCTTTGTTTGGTAAAAAGAACTTTCTTGTTGTTGATAATTCAGACGGTAAAGACTACAATACAGAAACTCTTCGTGCGTACAAAGATGTACGAAAGTTCACTGAACGATCTCCTGAGAACCGTACAGCGATCAAATGGATTAAATCTGAGAAAAAGCAAAGAAATATAAAGAAATAGCTTGACAACAATCTAGTGTCCTGATATAATGCACTTAGAGAAAAAACAATGATTGAACTGATTAACAACTAAAGGAAGTTAAGGTACCCTATGAACAAAAGTAAACGCTTAGAAATCTTTGAGATACTAGAAGTATTCGCTAAAACAAAATCTAAAGCAGACAAGATTGCGCTCCTCCGTTACTATAATATTATGGCACTCAGAGATGTCCTCCAAGGAACTTTCGATCCCGCTATTCAATGGAATCTGCCCGAAGGCAAACCCCCATATATAGAGAATGACAATCATAATGCTCCTTCGACATTACTTAGACAACATAGATTTTTTAAATACTTTGTCAAAGGTGTTAATGAAAGCGAGAAGCTAACGAGAGCTAAACGAGAGAAAATGTTCATTGAACTACTCGAAGCTGTTCACCCCGAAGATTCTAAAATCATACTAGCTATGGTCTCTAAGAAAAGCCCTGTTAAAGGTCTTACTCTAAAAATCGTAACAGAGGCATTACCCGATTTGATAAGTAAATAAATTATATTATGTGAATTATAACTAAAACCCCCGAAGGAGTACGTCTATGGTAGAAGCATACAGTACAACGAGAATAGGGAAGCGCGATATGCGCGGACTTGGTAATTACATTCACAAACTTAAATCTAAGGGTAAGACTGACAAAGCCTATAAGATTGCGAGACAACAATTGAAGGCTAATACTCAATTCGAGTATACAACACAGACAAGGGGGTGATCATCTAGGCTACAGGCTCAAGGATGAGCCGTAGTCCCTCTTATACATAATATAAAGGTATAACACTATGGATAATGATACTAACAGAATGATCTACACCGATACTGGTGGCACAGAACGCACGTTCCCATTGATTGCTACTAAAAAGCATAAGTATAAAGAGATTAAAGCCTTGCTTGAGCGAGTGAGCTGTTGGATACGGCATATGTCGCGCATTTAGAAGATAGACTTAAAAAGAGAAGAAAATAGAATGCCAATATACACAGTGAAACATAAAGAAACCGGAGTTGAGAAAGATGTTCTTATGTCAATTTCAGGGATGCAAGACTTTCTAGCTAAAGGTGAATACACGCAAGTCATAACAGCACCTGCGTTTATTACTCATACTGGTAACATCGTCAATAAAACTTCGGGCGACTGGAAAGATCATCTAAAAGCGATCAAACGAAACTCGACGGATAATAATACGATAAATGTTTAAGCATCACGGTCATAAACATAGATGCTTTCAAGGCGTACCATTAAGCGTTCTGCTCTAGCACGAACCTGATCTTTCCACCACCAACTATCGCGACCTTCTATTGCCGCTTGTTTCCAATCACCTTCGCATAAAGCTTTCTTAAAGTTTACGAACTTTGAAAGTCTTGGTCGACCCATGTTAAACATCATGTTCACGCAGACTTCTTGAACCTCGTCGGGCCAGAGATTAAACTTAGGTCCATACAACCGAACACATTCCATAGATGCTATATGAACATCATTATTAAACGCTTCTCTCACACGATCTTCTGACACCTCAACACCTACAGGTAAACCGTACTCTTCGTCAAACTTTGTGATCAAGTGTCCTATACCAAATGTAGGATATCCTAGATGGTCTTTATAGATATTATAAACCACACCTTCGTCAATTTCTAGCTGTTCTCTCAATTTTGTATTATCTTTCATTGGTGGCTTCTCTCCGCTTTTCTTGGTGAATAACTTTATTAGACATTTTTTAAACATACTTTATCTATAATGAAAATAAAAGCTTGACAGGCGCATTGAATCGTATATAATAGCAATTCATTAACGAATTTGGTAATAACTAAACACATAAAATAAGGAGATACGTAATGAACAGCGATGAATTTCACGAAGGTCATTCAATAGACACTTGGGCTAGATTTGCAAATATGCGATGTGTGAACAGCGATATGAACAGCGATGAATTTCACGAAGGTCATTCAATAGCCACTTGGGCTAGATTTGCAAGTATGCGATGTATGACCGAGCGAGATGTTTTTAATCTTGATGGTCTAGAGAACGCTTCAAGGGAATTCATGGATCGACTTTTAGATAGCATTAACCTTTGGTAAATTAATGCTTGACATCCCTTGTGACCTTGATATAATAGTACTTCATTAACCAATGTAGAGAGATAAGATTATGGCTAAATCACTAATACTTGTTGTTCAGACCCGACACGCGGAAAACTATGGCGCACATTGTTGGGACGGTGAAGGTAACTGTCCTCAGAGTTGGAGGTTTATGCTCGGTGACACATATGTTGTATCTGACGCGAAGGATACTGACAAGTTTCGTGACTTGGTTTCTAGTTCGATAGTCTCGGGAGATGATTACTATTCAGAAAGCATCCTCGACATTAAGGTGATGGCTGTATCAGATTATGTCGAGAGTGAACATGTAGAACACTGGAAAAGCCCAATCTTTCTTCGTTACATTGGTAAACACGACTCTAATGCGTTTTTCGCGAGAACCGAAAAACGCAACGATTATATGAAGCATTTTACTGCCAGACGTTCGACTTGGGTACAATCTGATGGTGAAAGACGAGACTTTAAATCTGTTTCGTTTCTAGGAAGAAATGGCTCTTGGACGACTAGCCAAGAACTTTCAGCAGTAACAGAGGGAGTAAGAAATGAGCGAATATAAAAGTAAAGAAAATAATTATTTTTTTGGTCACAAAGTTCGCCGCACTGGAGATGGTGATCGAGTTTATATAACAATGCCCCGATGGGAGTGTGGATGGTACTGGAGTTTTGGTAATCTTGTTAGTAACATAGGCAATTCGCCGCAACCAAATGAGACTTCTAACCTAGCTAACTACCGAGACGCTAGAAAGCTCTGCATGTATGACACGTTAAGAGCAGATTATGCTTTATGTGAACCTTTGCGAAATGATGATAACTTATGGAAGTTTTGCGAGTTGACTTATTCTTGCATAACTCTAAAGAATGCCGCAGAACTTTATTCGCGAGGTAGTAATCACGCGTATTCCCTTTCTGGTCGTATAAGGAATGAGGCAGAGTCTGTCAGACTCAATAATGTAGTCTTGCCAGCCCTATTCACTGAGATTGAATCGATCTTTATCAAAAAGGACCAGGCTTTTCTAGATTACGAAGCTGTCAGTAAACTCGTTTTTAATAATAAGCCCCGCAATTATATTTGACAACTACCATTAAACCTGTTACTATTTAAAAATTACTAAACTAAGGATATTATATTATGACAATTAAAAAAGATGCTAAAATTGAAGTGAAGATTCGCGACCGATTTTGTTCGGAAGTCAAAGACGAGTGGTTATATAACCGCAATGCAGTAGTCGAAGGTCGTCTATGCAAGGAAGCTTGTGAAGAGATCGAAAGATTGCGCAAAATTGAGAGTAGGTATAGTGAACTACAACATAGCATCTGGAAGGCAGATAAGGGTATGATAGACTCGGTGATCAGAGATTTAGGTCAAGTCGAAGTTAATTTTCCGAGTGTAGCACTCGATTTTGAATCGATTATGCCCTCAAGACCAAGGCATATTTTTGGTACTAAGATGGGACCCGAACTAACCGCCTTATCAGAGTTGTATAAAGTTGTTGCTGTAGAGACAGAAGAAAGAGCCCAGACTGCCGTGACGAACTACGAGGCGAAAACAGAAGAATCGCGTGAAGCTCTAATTAATACACTGAAACGATTCAAAGAGGCTTTAAAAGAAGCTGGTGTACGGCACCCGTTTTAAACTCACAGTAAGGATATTATATTATGAAAGGTGTTAATGGAGCAATCTCATATCAAGATGTTAAAATTCATAAAAGCGAAGATGTGACATACTATTGCAATGAGAAAGAATTCGCCAATTTAGCCGCCGCACGAGTTTATAAGAAGAAGAAGAACATTATGTATGGTTATGTGAAACACACTATCGAAGAACGGACTGTATCACATATTTCTATATGTTCAAGTCGGTACGTGAGTTAGATTATATATAGTGTATGCCTTTAAAAGAATACATTGAACCATGGAAAAAGTTACCTTTCCTTTTTACTGACACTAATGTCGTAGATTGGAAAGGTACCATTGGCATGGGAGATATTCTTTTCGGGCTAAATGCTGTTCATATGCTAACACACTTGGCTAGAAAAGAACGAGATATAGAATTCACTACGATGAATGTCCACTGGGTTCATGGACCAGACCACCTTCACCACTTCGAAGACCCCGAAACTATTATAGAGCGAACTGACTACCTTCACTCGTTTTATCATGATCATACCGCAGTGCGTATCAATCACGTATTCGACTCTGATGATAAAGAACTTTCAAGACTGAGGCATAGAGGATTGCAACGTAAGTCTGGCGCAAGAGATGTGCTTGACGGAGTTCCTTCGTGGATATTTCGTAGAGATGCCTGGAGAGATTCTAGTGATAGTAACAAGATTACTTTTTGGAGACCCTACGCACTAAATGCTGAGATACCGAAGGGATGGAAAAGGACATTCAGTCCCGCAGATTGGGAAAGAATGTTGTCTATTCTTAGAGATCAAGGCTATGATCTTGTTGAATTGTCATATAGAACACCTGTACGTGAGGCGATGTATCATATCAATACTTCTAGATTTTGCATATTCTATGATGGTATGTGGCAGTATATAGCACGAAATTTATGTAAGCCTGTTATTGCATTAGGTGATAACGGCATTATTAACGTACATAATCCACAGGGGGTGAACTTTAAGTTTCCCACTACAGATAAACGAGGCGAATCTATATTCACCTATCTAACTGATTTACCGAGAACACAGAGGCACATGGATGGTCGAGCAAAGAAGTATCGAGATTTTATCACGAACGAGTTGAATTTGTGATAGGGTTAGCGTATACTACAGAATCCTATATAAGAGAATAATATGAAAATCGATAGAGCAGTAATAGAGATTGTCGGAGCTTGTAACTTCTCTTGTACGATGTGCCCGCAGGATAAGCGCAACGAACAGGGTGGTCGGCACAAAAACTTTCTCCGTAAAATGAACTTGCTTGAGTTTGAAAATTACGTTAGTGATTGCGCTAAACATGGTCTACGCGTAGTGAATCTCGACGGTTCGGGAGAAGCCACTGTTAACAGACAACTTCCTGAATACATTAAGATCGTCAAGAGATATGGCGCTGAGTGTGTGATCTTCTCAAACGGCTTTAAGATGCATGGCAAGTTTATGCAGGACTGCGTGGACGCTGGATTAGACTTCTTTAGATTTTCGTTTATAGGCTCTGATTCAGCCGAGTATGATAAGTGGATGTATAATACTAGAGGATCCAACTTCGATTTCATTAAAAAGAACATACGCGAGATGCGAGAATATGTTAAAACGTCTGGATCAAGCTGTACAGTCGCGACCTATCATCTAATCACTGATAACGATAACATGGAAGTTCAGCTTGAAAAATATAAGAAAATTGTTGAGGAACTAGATGTCAGGACTGAAATCTGGAAGATGCACAACTGGTCAGGCGTTTATGACATAGAGGATAATGCTAGAGAAGGTAAAACGAAAACCTGTGGTCGACCATTCTCACCTGATGTTGTGATAAGATCGGGTGGCTTAGACGGTAAAGTGGGAGCGGTAGCTCCTTGCTGTCAAGTATTAGGTCGTGACGAAGAGGCTGTTCTGGGTCATTGTTCAGAGAATACGATTGAAGAGATATGGGATGGACCTGCATACACTGAGTTACGCGAACGACACACTTCAGGTAATTATCCAGACTATTGTAAATCGTGTGATTTCTTACTTGATGATCCAGAAGTTCTAGTTTACAGTAATCACGAAAGAGACTTACATAAAATGTATGGTACTGAATTCAACTTGGATGATTTTAGAGTATGAGCAAACCCGATGTACACATGATTGCCATGTCAGAAAACGAAATTTCTATGCACTATCGCGACTACGTGCTTCCTTCATGGAAAGACGCGGGATATAACGTAGTAGAATTTGAAGCTATTGTTCCTGATGATCTGAGTAGTCTCGGGCGTATAATTCCTTTGGGTGATAAGACGCGAAGAAATAAAGTCGTGGGATTTACTGATACCGAAAAAGCAGTTTGGTACAGTCACTATAGCACATGGATGCTCTGTCGAAAACTCGATAAACCTATCATAGTTATTGAACATGATATATTGTTAGAACATAACGAAATAGATTCTGAGGTATTTAACTATGACATTGCATGTCTATCTCATGTCACGCGCAATAATGGTGATCACGCAAAGTTAGCCGGTGGTGCGTACTACATTACTCCGAAAGGCGCGAAGAGGCTTTGCGCAATTAAAGATCATAGGGATTTGATCACTTATAACTCGGACGCTTGGATTCATAGTCAATGCGACAAATACGGTAAATGGTTTATGATGACAACGATACAATATCAAGACCCTAAAATAGGTGTTACAGTGGAGCATTTAAAATGAAGAAAATGATATACCAAGTATCTGTTGGTCCAAGATCGACACTCTATGATGCGTGTATTAAAAGCGTAGCCGCATATTGTGATCGCCATGGATTCGAACATGTTGTACAAACATCGCCTAAGCTAAGAATCGCACCTGACATATTTGATACAATGAGAAGCCCTGAGTCATACGGCAAATACGGTGGATATTTACCCATCTATGAAAAGGAGAATGCATTTAACTATATCAATGACTTTGATCAGATAGCAATTATCGATGCAGACATATTCATTCGCGAAGATGCTCCGAGTGTGTTCGACGATTTGACACCGGGGTGTGCTTTTGGTGCAGTGATCGAGCGCGAGATGCCTCTGGTGCCCGCTTATCAAAATAAGATTATCAGTTATAGTCAGATGCAATATGCCACATTACATAACGAAACAGATTTTAAGCCTAATAAATTGGGATATGAATTTGCAAACATGGGTATGATTGTGTTAGACTGTAAGCTGTTCAATGACAATTATCTGAAGAATCGAAGTGCAAGAGAGTTCCTAGAAGCACCTGAGTTCAAGCGATTCATCGATGGCATAGGTTGTTGGAAGTGGTCTACGGATCAAACATTACTAAATTTTTATATCAAGAAGAATAAAGTACCATTCGCTAACATGTCTCATGTATGGAACGGGCTTTACACGGCTAACGCTAAGATCAGTGAATGTAATTTCATACACTTTTTCTTAAAAGATAAACTGCCTGATAGAGGTGAATCGCTATTTAATTCAGACTCCTCTCTTTCAGAAAACTATGTTGTTGTTGAGAGACTAATTAATGTCTAAGTCACAGGCTAAGTCATACGAAGAAAAGACTCAGAAGTATAGCACCTGGGGAGATAAGCTCCTCCAGCATGCCGATCTCTTAGCTTCTATACAAGTCGAAGATAAGTTTAAGCCTGTCACGATTCAGCTATCGTTGTGTGAAATGTGTGACAGTGATTGCCCATTCTGTTCGGTCGCGGCTAGACCTCTGAAGAGTTTCATACCTTGGGAGAAAGTTAAGAAGCTTCTACTTGATTTTAAATCATTAGGTGCTAAGAGTGTAGAGATAACAGGCGGTGGTAATCCATTACTGTATCGAGATAAAGCTGAGAAAAAGAATATCAACGATGTGATCAGATTTGCTAGTGAAGAGTGTGGATTCGATGTTGGTATTATTACGAACACTGCGAAGTTAGAACGACATTTATCTCCTGAAGTATATCCGTTTATCAATTGGCTTCGCATTAGCTTGATTAAGATAGACGAGGGTAAGAGTTGGGAACAATACGATTTCGGATCATTCCCCAGACATAAATTAGGATTCAGTTACATTATCTACGATAGCACAAACGGTATACCCGATGAATTGTCAAGAACTAATAAGCCTTATCTAGGAACTACAGTAGAAAGTATCGAAAGAATAGCGAGTTTGATAGAAGCTAATCCTGAAGTTAAGTTCTGTCGTATCGCAGGAAATTGCTTAATATCTTCGCACAACACTGAGATACGAGGTAAGTTCGGTAGTGTTATTGAAGCACTAGATAAACATAACAAGTTTTTTATCAAAGAGATATGGGACCAAGACAAAGCTTTCGGTGACGGTTGTTATGTCGGTCTTGTTCGCCCGTACGTAGCACCTCATCCACAAGGAGGTGAGTATCAAATTTATATTTGTACTAGTCACGTATTAGAGAATCGCATATATGATATGGATTATTCTCTTGGATCTATTGACAACGTGGTTGATATATGGTATAATGCTAATCAGCGATATGCAAAGACAGGAAATCCTTATGAGATACGCGGTAACTGTGGTGATGATTGGGATAAGTCTTGCGTTAAATGTTTTTATTACAACAACAACAAGCTACTGCACACCGTAGCACAACCTATGGAAGACCCGAACTTTCCTTAAATATGAACAATATAGTACACGTAGTTTTTATGTTATGGCTGTCGTTATCGATAGAAGCGGATGACGATTTATATGGAGCATTGCGATCACTGAAATTAGTGGAGCAATCAAAAAAGGTGATATTATTATGATACACGATTACATATTTGATGTAGACGGAACACTCACTCCAAGCAGAGGAACTATGGATCCTCGCTTCGAAGAAGAGTTCATCGCATTCGCAAATACTCACAGAGTCTTCTTAGTTACAGGAAGTGATAGAGCGAAGACACTAGAGCAAGTAGGCAGTGCCGTTTATAATGCTTGTATTAAAGTGTTCAACTGTAGTGGAAATGACGTTTGGATGAAAGATAATAGAATACTCTCTAGCGTCTGGCAACTACCCGAAGAAGTTAGAGCCTTCTTGTCAACAAAACTAGAAATGAGCGCATACCCACTACGCACAGGAATACACTTCGAAGACAGAACAGGTATGTGTAATTTTAGTGTTGTTGGTCGTAATGCGACCCAGACCGAACGGACACATTACTATGAGTATGACTGCCAAACTAAAGAACGCGCCAAGATTGCCAAAGAACTGAATGAGAAGTTTCCGACATTACAAGTAGATGTAGGTGGAGAGACTGGTATTGATATATTCCC